TGCACCATACATCCAACGTATTGCATTTACCTGATCTGTTGATAATGTAAAGATAAGAGCTGAATCATCAGCAACGGCCGCCGTTGCAATATCATTTGCTGCAAAGTTTTCAAAGTCACCTGACTTACTACTAAATACTGTATTTGGTTGATTTGTTGTATTACCAAAGAATAAACGATCTTGATAGAATGTAGCACATGCTGGCCAACCTGTAGTACCTGACCATGCACCAAGTGCCCAGTCTGTAGAATGTGATGAAGAACCCATATCATGGATTATTTCTACTGTAACTTGAGTAGCAGAAGTATAACCTGTAATTAAACCCCAACCGTCACGAAATCTAAAAACGCGATCAACATCAGTACTTGCAAATGTATTAGCACTCGCTGTTAATGTTCTACCAGTACCTACTGTATGAGCAGATGTTGTGAATGTTGTACTAGTTGTATTATCACTTAAATAAGGTCCATCTTGTGGTTCAAACTTTGTAACTGTCCACGATGTATGACCTGTTCTTGTTATCTTTCTTGTTTGATATTCAGGATGTGTTACATATAGAATATCTGCAGATTGTGTAAATGATAAACCAGCTAAATCACCATGAGCATATGGTGATGATATTTCATATGCAGAACCGCCTGATGTTACTTGACCTTCATTACGATAGAAACGAATATATGTATCACCAAACTCTAATACATAAGCTTGTGTTGTACTAAATACAAATGGTATTAATCTTTTATTATTTGTGCTGTCTTTACATTCAGCTATAAATCTTGTACCCGATCTTTTTGTTAATCCACCATGTGGAAATACAATATAGTTTTCTATGTTCTTACAACTTTGTGTATATTTTTCTAGGTCAACTCGACCTAGTAGTTTAGGACTAATTTCACCACCGGTAAAATTTGTTTGTATCGGCGTACCTTTAGCCATAGTTATTTCCTTGGTGGAGTTTCAATGTTTGGTCTATTTAATCCTTGCCTTGATTCAATCCAATAATCTGCTTCTAATGTATCATAACAATTTTCTTGTGCATCAACATATCTAGCTTCTTTTAATTTAGTTTCATATAGTGTAAACATATCTGACATTGCACTAGTGCTTTGTAATAAAGGTTGTGCTAATTCGTATGCAAGTCTTGCTGCTAATGCATCTTTTAATAATGGATCATATTTTGTAACATCTGTATCTAATGCTACATATTTAATATTTAAAACATCTTCGTCATAAAGTATAAATCCATTTTCAATTTGAAATAATTCTGTACCATTTTCTATAGTTACTAATCTTAAGTAATCTGCTGGTAATGCATATTTATATGTAAAGCCGTAAGCCGGTGCTACGACATCTTGTGCTAATGAAGCACGTTTAATTAAACAGTTCCATGGGTGAGCTCTAAATACTGAAGCTCTTGTATCATCAAATAAAACACTAGCGGTTGCCGCTGGTTTACTTGTATCTGCTAATGAAGTAATAGCCTCAACACCTAAAAGTGCTAAAGCTCTATTTACTAAATCTACGTCTGCTGCCGCTGTCGCCATCTTTTGCTCCTAAGGTTGGGGGTACCGAAGTACCCCCGTTCTATTAGTCTACAACATACATGATGTAGCCAACTAGGTCATCGCCATCAGCGAGTGCAACGTCTTGAGAAGTAGCACGAAGTATAACTCCGTCTCTGCTTTCAAATACGTGTGTACCACCTGTAGCAGCAACGCCAGATCCTAAATCGAACTGACCAGCTGTGTCCACATTAAGACCATCAATAAGTCCATCTGGATCAGCCGCTGTAGTTGTACCATCAACCGCTGTAAAAGCGTCCCATCCAAGATCTAATGTAGCTGAACCAGTTGTCCAGTTTACATAAGCGTTAGATGAAGATAATAGTACGCGTACTCTACCGCCTGGTAGTTTACCTAGTGCTACACTTGATGTAGCATCTCCTGCACCATCTTGAGCATGGGTAAAGAACATAATACGTACTCTACCGTGAGCTTCAGTTGGTTGAGCAAAAGTTGGAGGTACGGCAACTGAGTTACCATACTCTGTAGAATTTTGAGTTGTTACAGCCATTGGTTACCTCCTTATTCTGCACATTTAATTTCAAGTACTTTTTCTTCTTCCATACGAACAGCGCCGAATGAAGCAGAGCAATATACTTGTGTTGAATTACGTTTATCACGTCTTGGACCGATGTCTACATTTACATCCGCACCTACTGCAAGCAATAGACCAGATTTAGAGTAGCAAATAACTCTTCTGTGAGAGTTTGCATCTGTCGCAACAAGCTCGGTTCTAATGAACTCAAAGCCCATGAACGAATTAACGTCCCCTTGTACCAAAGCTTTAACAGAGTTGAAGTCAGCACTTGTTACTTCAGTTGATTGTAGCAAATCATTAATTTGTTTTGCTGTTACAATGATGTAACGAGGATCACCTGGATCTGTTTCGTTTTGGTCTAATATTTGTTTAGCTCTTCTGAGTTTACCAATTGTAAGACCAGAGTTAGCTGCTGCACCACTTTCGACATAGTCGACTGCGACCACTTGACCTGCAGGGTGTGTTACAGAGCTAGAACCTGTTTTACCTGTGTAAACTGTTCCAAAAGCTGATTCGATAATAATCTCATCCATTTTTCTACCTAAAGCAAAACCTGCGTTTTGGCTATATGGAGATGTAGGATCGATTAATAATCTAATACGATCGGTTCTATCAATTAATTCAGCCCAATCAAAGTCACGTAGAGAAACACGTCTTCTATCGTGTGGTACTGTGATAAGCGGAGTGTCTTGATGACGACCTGTCACCTCTAATGCAGAGGTAGCACCTATTCTATCGTAAAATTCGTACTCAGCATTCTGAGATTCGACTCTTACGTAAGGACGTAGGCGAGAACCTTTTTGTTGCAAGAGGTGCTCAACATTAGCTTTGTATTGTTGTACAAAAGCTGTAGTTATTTGAGTTGACATATAAATGTCCTCCTGTTATTGTTTAACTTCTCGCAAAGGCTACCCTTCCGGACCTCCACTACCCTAAGCCTGGGCACACAGCTACGGACTCGATGAGCTACCCGTAATTCGGATTATATACCTTATTTATTTATAATTACACTGCCTCTTCACTATCTGGATAAGCATAACTAAATAAATATTCCATCTTTTTGATTGCTTCAGCATGGCCTTGTGCTTCTTTATCAGTATACTGATTCATAAAGTTAGGGTCACGTTGTAGTCTAGCAATCTCTTGTTGTGCAGAGTCAGGTGTCATTTCAAATGATCTAACTTCACCAGGTTCAGCACCTGCTTCAGACATCATCTTACCTACCTTAGCAAATAATTTAACAAACATAGGATTATCACCTTGTCCTGTTTCATCAAACCATTTTAATAGCTCTTCACCACCTAATTCTTTAGCAGCACGTTGTGATAAATCTACAGACTCATCAAATGCTTTACCAAGATCTTTTTTAAGTTGTGTGTTCCATTCAGATCTCATTTGATCATTTTGACCTACAGCTTCATTATACTCATTACCTAAATACTGTAAATAACCTGTATAAAGTTTATTAGCTTGAGCATTAGTTAAACCTGTTTCATGCATAAGTTGTTTCATTGCATTATCCATAGGTTCTGAATGATCAAAACCATCTGGTAATTCAACTTTATCAAATTCATATTTTTCAGGTCGACCTAAACGATTATAAAATTCGTTCATTTCATCTTCTGATGCCTCAGCTCCTGGTAATACTATTTTATCAGCACCTACCATCTTCTGAGCGTTTATATATGATTTAGCTAGTCCATTTAAATCTTTAATGTCTGCTAAACTTGGATCGCCTGCTATTTCTTGATCTATACTAGATCTCCAATCAGCTGAGCTACCCGTGTCTGCTACCGGTGTTTCTACCGGAGCTTCAGTCTCTACGGACCCTGTTGATTCTTCAACCATTATTATTCTCCTGCATTAATTGCATTATTTCTCTAGGATCTCTATCACAAAATCTTAGAATTGATAGTATGAGTCTACGTTGACCTTCACGGTGTGCAGACTCGTAAGGATCGCCTTGTACATAAGTTGAATCATGTATAAAGGCTATTTTACATAAATGCTCTAGTACGCGTTCTCCATCTTTAGTAGAAAACACAGCTCTATAAGCATCATGTAATTCGTTAAGTTTCGGTTGTTTCTGTGCCACCTAATATTCCTGCCGCACTGGCATCTTTAGCAGCGCCTGCAAGTTGTTGTGCTTGTTCAGCTTGCATAGCCGCTTGTTGTTGTTCTTGTCGTTGTTGTCTCATTTGTGCTACACTTTCTTCTGACATCAATGTTTCCATTGGAGCATCAAGTGTACCATGAGCCCATTTGAACGCACCATCAGCATCTAAGTTATCAAATATTTCTGGTCTGATATTTGCTAACGGCATTATTTGTTCCATAAAACGACTAAAGTTAAATACTGCTTGTGACCTCTGAGCTCTCGCTACAGGTGATACATATTCAACTTTTAGTTTTGTGCCTTGTATCTCTGGTGGCGGAGATGCAATAGCTTGTCTTCTTGCCATAATGGCAAATACACGATCGATCAATGGTCCTAAGAACTCAGTTTGTAGACGACCTACCTTCGGGCCTAGGAGTCGCATTTTTTCTTCTTGACGTTGTAAAACTTCTGTTGCGGTCATTTGTGGA